TGAGAAGTTTATACCATTCGGTCGGCAAAAGCTCTCTACAAAGTTCTATAGAGATACTATCGCTAGCCGAACTTAGGTCTATAGTGGAAAATGGATCGAGCCCGGATAAACTACCTTCTCTCGCGAGAAAGGAGTTAGTCCCTTGATCAGTGAGGTCTAGACCTACTCTAAGCAATTTCTTGCGAAGATAAAGATCTATTCCTTTCTGAACATACCCGTTAAGGGTAGGCTCAATTGCAATAGTCCGATGGACCATAGCAGTCTTTGGAACCATAGTTATGTGATTCGCGGACAAATGCTCAACACGAGCTTCGAACAAAGAGTAGAAAAGCTCTCTGTCTATGCAGAATATACTCCTATTCTGGAGATATTCCCACATGAGGGGTTCCCCCGACATGGCGTGCTTTGCATATACCGAGCAGGTTGGAGTGGACGTCCAAGTTTCCGCACAAAGCTTTGCAGCCAAGTGTGTAGCTTGTCCGTGTACTCCAATACTAGCTCCAGGGCCGAACCCACAACCTCGGTAGATAGAACGTAAATTAGGCTTACGCCCAATAACGTTTTGTATCCACCTCCTGGCCGAATCTCTTATAAACGAGAATCGCCTCCGGCCGACTTTTCTCTCAGCAATTAAACGCTGATTGATACGTCGGCATGAGTGTTCTGATGCAAGGAATTTCTTCCAAGCATCAGTCTCAGGTGTTAGAGAAGTGTCCGGAATAGGACATTTTCTAACAAAGGCTGCAAGCTGATTCCACACATAGTGACTATGTGAATCACCATACAACTGTTGGGTGAAGGAATCTGCTAATCTGACAGCGGATCCAAAAGATCCGTTTCGAAGATATCCGATAAGCTTACGGGCATCTTCATTGTCAGATAGGTTATTGGCTCTGACGAAAGAGCTCACGACCGAGACCACGAAAGGTATCGGTTGCTCTATCCTGGGTACCGGATGGTACCGTCGGATTGGTCTTGGTGACAAGGCTGTCTCCTAAGATAATCAAGGAAAAGATATATGCAAAGAATATTGCACATATCAGTGCTAAGACGAGGGGTTTCACCTAACTAGTAGGTGACATCCAAAGTCTTAAGCAACTTCGTAGTATTTGCCGATTCTCTCGACAAATATGTATAGAAGTCCTCGATTAACAGGGCCAGCTCTGTAGCACCAATTCCAACAGGGATTGCTCCCTGTAGAGAAAGAGACGCGAGAGCTTTCACTGTCGTACCGCCGTTCAGGAACACGGTTCGTACCAACCTTGCGGAAGGTCGAGCCATGCCGCCGAAGTCTCCGACAGGTTTCGGAAAGACTCTTCCCAAAATAAGCTGATCTACTAGGGAGAGAGTCTGATCCGGACCAGCGTAGCCCACGGTGTCTGGGGCGATACTGTCCTGGGTGTATACCCGACTTGCTGAAAGGGTGATCGTCATATGACGGTTCTTACCTTTTGGTTAGTTGTTGAACAACAAGTGAGATGGCAGCAAGCGTCGGAACCTTCTTAAGCGAAAGCTTAAGTGTAGGAAACACGAACTTGCTAAGTGGTAACGGGGTTCGATCGTACATCTCAACTACGATCTTCTCCTCGTCCGTGCACGGTTGAAGGACATAAAATCCAGGGTTTCCAGCATGAACACGATCATTAGAGACTGTATAAGTCCATGTGAGCGTGCGTTTGCGAGTTACCCACTGTGCAAGGAAGTTGTTAAACGCTAGGGCCTCCAACGCTCCGATTGTGTCTTGAACGTTGACGAACCAGTCGACGACAAAAGACCAAGGTAAAAGCTCCCAAGCAGCTTCCGGGATTTTCCGTAAGGAAAGACCCAGTTTCTCCGAGGTGGGCTTTACATCAATCTGAACGAGAGCACCAGCACGAACGACGCAGTTCTCCTCATACCTGGTAGTAAAGGTATGATCATGAACCCCGCCGCCCGCGCCGAGGACCTCGACAACGTTCTCATCGAA